TCTAGTTTAAGGAAGAAATCACCATATTTACACATTTGGCGAATCCATGCCCATAAATTAAATTCAATGTTTAATACATCATAAAATAAATTGTATAATGTTTTTTGGATGTCTTCATTACTACTTCTAATTTGTAATACTTCACCCATGTCATTTTTCAATGTACTTTCTTCAGCTACTATATCTAATGCTGATGCAACTATAGCATCAGTATCCATTATATCGTAATCTGAGTATATTTGGGTTCTTAAATAACGATATGTTAAGTTAAATTGTGCTCCAAATAATGATGTAGTTCCAGGAGAATAAATTCTATTGTATCTGTCTACTAATGAGTTTGTAGCGAATTCTCCAGATTGTTGAATGGAATTTGTATCCATAACTTTAACCTGGTCTCCGCCATTGTTTCTTATGATAACATCTGTTGAAAACAGACGTTGTAATCTTCTAAATATGTTTGTATCAGCCATGTTTTTATAATATACGTATAAATATTGAGGGAACCAAATAGATTTAACCTAAAATCCAACTAAAATCTTCTTTACCTCCTTTACCATTGTCCATAAAATAAGGATTATCACGGCCTGTAGCGAAATATGCTCCTTGAGTAGGTTTTGATCGACCTACATTATTTAAAGCGGCACGAGTTAAATCTTGACTTTGTTGTCTGAATTTTAGTGATGTGTCTCTTAAGTACATTCCTATACCGAATGACATTACTAGGTCATCATTGTATCCGCTTTGAGCTTCGGCTCTACCATTTTTCCAGACAAATACTTTCATTTCATCTACTAATCTTTTAGAACGTATTGTTACTGAACGGTCTCCTACAAATTCTCTTAATTTGTTTACTACTAATGGTCTTGTTCTTAAAGACATTGTAAAGCCAGGAGTTACAGTATCACTATTTTCATATTTGTTAAAATATGAATCTACGGTTAAAGCTTCTGTTTTAGGAGAATAATATAAATTTTTGTAATCACGCTCGATTACAGCATCTATTGTTGCCCAACCTATGTTTGCATTTTCAACTACAAGCAATGCTTGATTATATTCTGACGCTACTCCAACTAAAAAATATCCAAATTCTTTAGGTGGTAATTGTCCTTTATATTCCGCTACTTGTATGTTAGTTGCTATGTCTATAACATGAAATGCCGAATGGTCTTTTCCATCTCCTCTAGCCACGTCAGCTACAACCATATAATCTCTTGAGTAATCAGGTTGTTCCCATACCCAGTAATTTTGATCTACACCTCTTCGTTCTGTAGGTTCTTGTACAGTAGTTGTAGATATAAATTCTAACCACTCGTTATAAAATACTATATCACCTGAAGTGCTAAAATCACAGTCACACTCTTGTGCTGCTAATCTAGGGTCACCTAATAATTCATCTTGTCTTTTTCTCCAAGTTTCATCTCGTTCAGGATGAACATACCATGGTAATTTTATAGGTAAAAAATCGTTTTCAGCATTTTCAGCACTAACCCATGTTTGGTGGAACCAGTTTCCGGTACCGTAAGGTGTAGATAATACTATAGCACCACCACCGGTTGCTAGGGTTTGTTGAGCGGATGCCCAAGTTTCTTCAATGTTGTCAATAAACGCGGCCTCATCTATCACAAGTAATGATACGGCTTCCGAACGTGCTGAGTCACTATTTGATGATTTAGCTTTAACTTGAGAACCATTATTTAAACGTATTGATAGTTTATTATTTTCTTCGGTAGGTACTTTTAACCAAGATGGTAAGTTATCGTACATAAACTTAACTTTAGTAACCATGTTTCTGGCTGTTTCTTGAGTCTTAGATAAACATAAAATGTTTTTATCTTTATGAAATATCATTAACCACAATGAATATCCAGCGGCTAATGTTGATATACCTAATTGTCTAGATTTTAATACTATTGAATATGGATTATCTTTCCATAGTGTCAATACTTTACCCTGGAATGGGTATAGATTAAATATTACGCGGCCTCTTTGTGGGTGTTGAATATGGCAGTACTTGCGCATGAAATGTGCAGGGTCACTAGCGCATTTTATGTATTCTTCCTTTATTATTTGTTTAATATCTTGACTCATATAACTAATATGTTTATAAATATTATATAAGGATATAAAAACCCGACCTAAGTCGGGTTTAAAATAAGGTTATTTGGTTAGAATAATATTATACAACGTCTGCTGCTAATTCATCTTGTAGTTTTTCTAATTCTTTTTTTTCCTTAGTTTTTTCTTTAAGTTTATTTAGCAAATTTTCTTTTTCTTTACCTTCAGCTTTTTTATAATCATTAGCTATTTCTTTCATTTCTTTTTCTAATTCCTTAACTTGAGAAATTGCACGATTAAGTTTAGTAAGATTACTTCCACCTTTTTTAGCAGCAGCTTGAGCTTTTTTGTCAATGCTTTTTTCATCTTCCATACCATCGTCTTCACCTGATTTGTTCCAATTGTCTTCTACTTCTTCCTCGTCTTCGTCTTTAGCCTTTTTTTCTTTCTTAGGTGCTTCTTTCTTTGGTGTTTCTTTCTTTGGTGCTTCTTTTTTAGCTTTAGGTTCTTCTTTCTTAGGTTCATCAGCTTTTTCTGAAGGTTTACGACCTTTTTTTCCTAATTCTCTTTGTCCTCTTACAAGAGCAATAAATTTATTCAATTGATTATCATACAATTCATCAGTATCAAGTGCATCTTTTACTTTTTCACTTCCTTTAATTGCTTTTTTAAGCGGAAGACCTTCTAAATCTGGGTTATCTTCAATTACTTTTCTGATAGCAGCATCAAGATCACCAGCTATTTTAGCCATTTCATTTAATGATATTTCATTTTTTCCTTCAAGTTGAGTTACACTAGCTATATTAGGGTTTTGTGCTTTAAGCGAATTAGCAGCACCGATGTTTGGAACAGATTGAAGCGATTTCTTTCCAGTTTTACCTGTAAATTCTACAGCTATAGCTTCAGATAAGATTTCTTTGATATTTTCTTTAATGTATTGTGTGAATTGTTTTCTATTCATTATTTTTATTTTGCGGTTTAGTTTTATTTAAATTTTTAATCGCCTGTGTATCTTCCGAATGCTGTATCATATCCACCACCTGGGCCGTATCTATCATCAAACGCAGCTTGTGCTTTTGCTTTTTCTTCTGGTGTTCTTGTATCAGGTTGTGGTTTAGAAGGTTCCATTGGTTTCAATACAGCAGGAACTCCATCAATTACAATTTTTTCTGGTTCACCAACGTAATCCATAATTTTTAAAGATTGGCTACCATCAGCAGGGATAAATCTTCCTAATCCAGGTACTACCTTTCCTATTTTAATACCATCAACAGTTACCTCTTTACCTGCTTCAACAGCAGCTCTAGCAGCTTTTAAAATAGCATTAACATCAGTACTTGAAAATGAAGCTTCATTTAATTTTTGTTTATACTCGCCTTCAGTAATAATACCTGCTAGTTTTTGCATGTGAAGAAATTCTTTATTTAATGCTTGTTTTTTATTCATTATTTTTATTTTTTATTTATTTTTTAACAATATAAACTTTATTGCCATTTACACTAAAATTATACTCAGGAAACCCCACTTCACTTTCTACATCATCTATGAATTCTTGCGGATCATCATACCCCGTACTTGGAGATATATTTAATATAAGTTGGTGTCTATCAGGAGATAGAGTAAAATTAATACCTAAATCAATGAATCTACCTTTTAAAGTCTCAGAGGAGAATTTTAATTCAGTATCTAAATTAGATGCTATAGATTCAATTTCATTGGGGGTGAAATTTTCATTTAATTGAATACCTGCTAGTTTTTGCATTCTTTTGAATTCTTCGTTTAATGCTTGTTTTTTATTCATTATTTTCATTTTGCGGTTTAATATAAATATTATACAGATAATGCTTCTTTAATCTTATTGATTCGTTCTTCAGTAGTTCCACTAACCTCAATTAAATGTTTAGGTGGATACTCTTTTAACATTTCTTTAATAGTAAAATCAATTTTATCACGATATTCACTATCTATAGTACGTACTCCATTATCTTCAATTTCAACACCTTCAGGAGAAACATAAACGATTACATCATAATCATCACGTATACGCATCATCAAGTCAACAAATTTTTCTTTAACATTCCAGTCAATTGAATTAGCGCTTAATGTAAATGAACAAACATCATATATTGTACGATCTGTAATTATATTTTCATTTAACAATTCAATAGAACGTTCAGCTGCAAATACAATTTGTCCTTTTAATGTTGAATCTGTATTTAATGCTATACCTTGATCTCGTAAATATTTACTACGTTCAGTCTGAACTAAATAATCTTTAAATATATCAATTTCTCCTAATGCTTTTGCTAATGTAGATTTACCTACTGATACTGTTCCTGCTAATCCTATTCTCATATTGTTTTATTTTATGCTCTTGTTCCTGATTGTTTACCAGCTGCTGTTTTATGGAATGGAACACCTTCACCATCTTTTTTAATATTTTCCCACTGTTCTTTAGTTTTCTTAATACCAAATACATAATACTCAGCTAATCGTTTATTACCTTGTGGTATTAAAGCAGGCCCATCATAGTTATGTGTTAATGTTTTACCATTAATTATAACATAATGCACAATAGTACCATCACTTTGTTTTAATTGTTTTGAAATCATACGTTTTTATTTATATAAATATAATATTATTTTTTAAATAAGCCAAATTTATGCTAATAGTTTTCTATAAAGTCTGGGAATTCTTCTGGGTCTTTGTACATAATTATTTTCTTAATAAATATGATGCTATATATAATCCATGCAAAGCTGATATATAAATTCCTCTAGCTCCAGCAGCGTCTCCTTGTAAATGAACATTAGGATATTGTGGTAAAGATAAATTGTTTTTATCTAATGCTATTTCATTAGTTAAGAATTTAACTTCAGGACAATAGAATATATAATCGTCGTTTATACCAAATGTTGTGTTCAAATCATCTATGAATTCTAATATATAATCAGCATACTTGCCAAAACCTTCTTTAAATTTATCTAACGATATTTTATACCCAGGTACTTTATTACCTTGATCGGTTAATGATGGTTCACGGTCAGATGGAGAATAATATACTGCTTCACCATTGTCTTGGAAAAAATTCACTAGTTGTGTACTGAATTGGAATGGGTCTTCAATACCACGTGCTTCTAATAATATACCAAAGTTAGTTAAACCATTGTATTTGTCTTTATCCTTATGAGCATGTCCGTTATATGATTTCATACCATATGTTTCTTCTTCAGCTACAAACGCTGCGAAATTGTTTGTACAGAATGAACGAGCACTATCTTCTCCAAATTTCTTGTATAATTTGAAGTCATATGCTATTTTGTTTAATTCTTCAAAATATTTTCCATCAGTTTCATAACGTACTCCAAACTGTGCTGGTTTAGGTACTGTTTCTAGACTATAATCATTTATCAGTTTAGTAAGTAGATCCATACCAGATTTACCAGTCCCAATGATTAATTTATCATATTTAATGTAATCGTGTCCTATACCGATTTCATTACGTTTAAAATTAATATTTGTTATTTCAACATTATATATTTGTCTTACTCCAACTTTATCGAAGTATTCAAATATATTTTTCACCTGTTGTTGACCATAATCTGTACCTAAGTGATAGCAAGGTGATTGTCTTAATTCAAATGGTGAATCTTTAATGAATTGAGGTTCTTCAACTGGTTCAGTGTACATGATTTTAGATGGATCTGGGTGGTATTCAACTATATAATCATATAACTGTTTAGATAATTCTGTTGCGTATTCTTCATCCTTACAATAGTGTGGGTGAAATAGTCCGCCTTGTTTAAATGAAGGGATTACTTTAAAATCACTCCACGTTCCAGCACCACCTGCTCCTGTCATTACTTCTTCAGGTTGTCTATCATAGATACTATTACCTTTATCTATGATGGTTATCAATTTAGGATCATATCCATTTTTTAAAAGGTGAAGTACTCCATATTGAGTTGATACACCTGCTCCGATTATTACAATTTTATCTGTATATTTCATATAATATAAATTTAATATCTTTTATTTAAACAGCCAAAGAAAGGTGGCGTCTCCTTTTATAGGTGACGCCACAACTGTCATGTTTTATTTGTTAAAGCGACCGGCTATGAATCGGTCTGTATTTTAAAGTTCATTTTCTAATATAGTAAATAAGTAATCGTATACTTCTTTTACTTCAACACCATTTTCACCATCATTGTATGCAGTATCCATCATATTCGTTGCAGAATTAATAAAGTTTTCCCAATCTGCTGATAATTTACCTCCTGGATTGATTAGTTCATCTATTTTTTTCATATGTTTCATCGTCCATTTCAACATTACCTGATACGTTTTCAGTAGTTATGCCAGCTAATTTTTTCATTTTGCTGAATTCTTCGCTTAATATTTGTTTTTTCATTTTATTTTATTGTTTTATTTTATTATAAATATTATGGATTTAAGAAAAAGTCTAAGAAAGTGAATATTTTTCTTTCATTCGTTTATAAAATTCTGGTGTTTCAGGAGCATACTTTTTAAGTAACTCTAAATAATATTGGTGTTTATATTCCTTATCATCTGTTGTTTCGTATTTAATTAGATCTCTTAGTTTAGCGGCCATCTCATAACGTTCTCTTACAACACAATCGTTTAAACGATCTTGCATTATTTTTATTAAATCATTTTGTTTCATAACTTATGTTTTTTATATTATTAAATATAAATTCTTCCGTTAATATTAGGGTAAGCTTTTCTTATTTCATCAGAATTATTATTATATTTTTTAGCTAAAGGGGTGTTATTTAAAGAGATATTCATTATTTTTAAATTTTTAGGAAGATCTTCTATACCTGTATCTGATAACCATAAATTTCCTCCTATTTTTATATTATCTGGAAGATATTTGAGATTTGGGTTATCTGCTAATGAAAGTAAATTTTTAATATTAAGACTATCAGGTAGTGATTCAATATTTTTATTTACTAAAATTAAATTGTTGATATTTAGTTCATCTTTAGATAAAGGAATATTTTTAATTATTTTTTTTTCTATTTGTTTATCTCTATTACTAGATTCTATTGATTTAAAATCAATTAGTCTTTCTTCATCTTCATCAGCATCATCAGCATATAAACCTGGGGTTAGTGAGTATGTTCCAGATTTAGGATAATATTTTTTAAATATTTTATTTATAAAAACTTCAAATGATTTAGGCGCAGTCCCATAAACAACACGTTCAGGATAATATATTATATCATTTTTATCTTTTATATTTATAAAAGGTTTAACAAATATTCTAGCTTGAGGATTATTTATATTTAAATCATTTACATCTATTAAATATGCTATTATAGTACCTTGTTCAATATCACAATTAATATATTGTGCATTCTTACCAGTGTATAAATTCATACATGAATCCCATCCTCTATCTGTAGACGCACCTCCTATATCATATGGATTTTTAGATATTACAATTAATTGATTTTTATCTTTAGAAGCTTTTCTGTCAATATCATTATTAAATTTTTGTAGTAATTCTGGATTTGTTTTTTGTAATATTTTTCCTATTTTAACTTCTCTGTCGTATTTATCTGTTGCTGTTCCTTTAATATAATCTTTTACTTTAAAATTATTATCTTGTAATGCTTTAATTATTTCAGGATTTGACTTAAACACATTAACTTCTTCTTCATCTTTTTCTTTAATAAATTTAAAATATAATCTATCTCCAGTTTTGTTAGATTTTATATATTCAGGTGTGTTCTTTAATTCATTAAAAATTTTATTTTGATATTGAACTACTTTATCTGATTTTTGTATAGAATATAATTCTTTAGCTTTAGATATAGGTAAAGCTTCATTTATTATCTCATTTAATATGTTAACTAATTTTATCATGATTATGTTTTGATATAAATATATCAGTCTTGTAATTCCTGAATATACATTAAGAATTCCTCATATACTTCTCTAGTATTTTTATCAGATTTAGTTATAGCTTCGTTAAGCATTTTTCTAACGTCTTGTTTAGATTCAGTTAATAAGTTACTAAATTTAGATAAAGTTTGCTCAGCCAACAAGTAATTGTCTTGATCACACCCATAATCGTTAAGATCATTGAGATAAAGCTCAATATACTCGTTTAATTGAGGTTTAGATAGTTTCATATATGATATTTTTAACACGTTTTATGTATTTTTAATTTCAAACAACCTGTCCCCTTAATAGCTCTGTGCCACATATGTTTAGGAATAGATATAGGAACGTTCATGGATGTAGGTAATTGATTGTCAAGTTGTATTTGCCAATCTGTTTCTCCCAATATTTCTATTACACGATCCTCATCATCACGATGCCAAAGCAGTTCAATGGGATCTATATTTTCGTTAAATTCACGAATAATATATTTGTCTGTAATTTCTATGTCGGTGTATGGGGTCATTATTTTATTGGTTCCCACCAGTTTGTACAATATTCGTCTGCCGCGTAAGGTATAGTATTTGTACCTGCCCATTCTTGATAGTATTTGCTGTTACATACTTGTTCTTCTTTACTCCACCATTTACAGTTAGCACAGCAAGAACCTCCTTTAGGTACTTTTAATCCTGCACTGTGATTGTCAGGTAATACCATAGGGCCTGGGCCACCATATTCTTCTTTAAGTTGTTGATTTAATAAATAATCAGTTATGTCGAATTGTTTCATATTGTTTATTTTTCTCTTATTAATAATTCACCTAACACCTCTAAACGTCCAACTTCACGCTGGAATTCAGTTTGAGTCATATCTAATGAAATTTTTTTATATGTTTTATCAAATTCTTTTTTAGCTGCTTCTTTATCAAATTTACCATCTATAGCTTTTTTATAGTAAGATGGTTTTATTTTAAAGTGGGTGTATGTTAATAAAGCATCTCCACCTTTTTCCTTAGCGTTAGCTATAATTTTTTCAGCACCTGCTAAACGATTTTTAGCAAATTGTTCAAAGCTTTCTTTAGCTTCAGTTAGTAGTTGGAGTAGTTTTATCATTGTTTGATTATAAATATGTTATTTTTAAGATATATTTGGGATCTAAGTATCCTGGGTGTAGAGATATTATTCTTTCTTCAGCTAATTCAGAACTTCCGAGGCTATCTATTTTAACTCCTACTTGTTTAAACCACTCATCACTTGGTTTGTCGATAAAAGTAGAAGCATTTATAGGGATTATTTTGTAATTTTGTGATATTTTATTACCATCTAAAACAATTTCTGCTAAATGTTTCCAATTTTGTTTTTTTCTAGTAGTAGATATATAATATTTACTTGAAATTTTTTCTTGAGGTTTACTAAATTTTAATCCTTTATCTAAAATATTTTTTATATTTTTTATATCAGTATAATGATATAATAATCCAATTTGTTTTCCTTCATTTAAACGTTGTGTTTTTGCTTTAGATGCTTCTTTACGTTTTTCAATATAATCTAAAGCACGTTTTAATCTAGATTTTACTTCAGGATCTTTAGCTTTGCCGTATGCTGCTCTAACTCGTTGATGGATTAAGTTAATGATTTGTGATTGACGAGCGTGTGATTTAGATTTAAATGAATCTTTATTTAATGTATCAACTATATCTTCTTTAGTTTTAAACTTAATAGATACAGTATCTTTTGGATTTTCATCTGTGTATAAGCGACGACCTGATCCTTTAGGTTTTTTACCTGTGCCTGTTTTAGGATCTGCTTCCTCTAAACCACCAGGTGTATTTAATTTTTTACCTGTTTTAGCATCTGTATTATAGCCACAAGTTCCCTCAATGATTTCTTTTAATATGTTTGTGAGTTTTATCATTTTGTTTTACCCCATTTTTTACCTTTACCAGGTGTTTTACATTGTGCTGCTGTAGGACGACATGATGGGTATTTAGCTCGTTTTTCACCTTCTTTTCTACCACATGCTTTATATCCTGTTATTTTACCATCTTTACGAATTGGAGCATTACAATCAACCCATCCACCTTCTTTACCTGGGGCGCCTTTACGTTTAAACCAAGTGCGGAGTGTTTCTTTTTTAGCTTCATTTAAATATTCTTTTGGAATATCAACAAATAATACTACAGCGTATGGTGAGCCTATAGTTGAAAGGGCATAATGTCTGTGATTTCCATCAATTATTTTGTTTGTATTTTTATCAACTAATATTGGATTGAAATCTTCCTCTCTGTGGTTTTTTACATCTTTTTCACCATTCAATATTTTTTCAAATTCTTCTGCTTCATATTCAGATGATGGGTTTTCATAGTCTTCACCATATTGAGAGGGTTCTATTGAAGATAATGGAACTCGTTTTATTTGAGGTTTTGTAGTATTTTTTATGTCTTCAAAAGACATATTTATTTTATTTGATAAAAACTTTAATTCATTTTTTATACCCTTTTCTAACAATCCGGGGATTTGTTTATATGCTAAATCTTGTATGTTTAGGTTTTTTTTTTCTTTCCCTGATTGTGGATTGTCTGTTTCTTTTAAGTCTTTCCAAATATCACCTTTACGACATCTTACTATAGCTCCCGATTTGTAAGCTGATGGTTTATCGTATTTGCGGTCTGCTATTTTCTTACATCTATCTTCTTGTAGTACTTCTTTGATTAATCTTTGTAATTTATTTTCAGCTACAACTGGGGCTGAAATGTATTTAGCTCCTCTAACGTCAGGTAATTTCTTTATATCATTTAATATTTTAATATAAGAACTACGGTCAAATGGATTAAATGGTGATGGGTCTATTTTAATACTAAGGTCAGTAACGTGTCTTCCTTCTTCAGTATTATAATCTGATTCAATTGTATCTACCACGGTAACGCCAGGAATTGCTCTGATATCTGATATAATATCTTGGATTGGGCGATTTCCAGCACCCATTACTACCCTGCATTCAATTTGATATACATTTGGGTTATATGATTCGTTTAATATGTCTGTAAGTTTGATCATGGTTATAAATATTACCAGTAGCCACTAAAGTTTGAGCTTCCACCTAATGATTTCCAATATCTTCCAATGTTACAACTCCAATAACCAGGTTTTGTACGGTCTTTTTTCTTATCACATTGTTGGCGTTTAGCAAAAGCTTTACGTGCTTTTGGATTATTTACCTTAGTAGATAGTCCAGTTGTATCTCCGAATGATACTTTTTTAACTTTTTTAGTTTTAGGATTACGTACGTAAACGTAGAATTTTTTAGATCCACCTCGTTTAGGTTTGTTTAGTTGAACTTTTTTACCTTGATATTCTGATTCTGTAATTTCTTCTACATCGTCCTCTACCATAGGTATGTCTAATGGTACTTGTTCTCCATTGTACATACCATATTCGCCTAAATTAGTTTCAGTAACTATTTTTTTATCTTCACCTAACAAATGAATAGCATTACGAGAATATAAGTAACGTGCTTCAGCCCATAAATCTAAAAATGCATCTGAACCGTATCTAAACGTGTTTTCTGTTAATGGTTTTTTATTATTAATATGATATGACATATTTTCAGTCATCGTTATTTTAGCGCTTAAATTTTCGTTTAGCATGGGTGCTTTAGCGCATTTACCATGACATCCACATCCACAATCGTGGGTGCGTTCTTTTAGTACTTTTCTAATAAGTTCACGTAAGTTATTCATAATTATAAATATTAAGACATTATGTCATTGTAAGATAATTCAATTTTATTTCCTGTTATTTCTCCATCAGAATAAACTTTATCTTTAGGTTGAACTGTGGCTCTTAAACCACCAGTTGCTTGTCTAGTAGAGTCATGTCTGATGTTTAAGACAGGTTCAAGATCATATTCATAGACATCTTTTAAATTATTTATTATTTTAGAAACAGTAATATATAATGTATCTCCATCTAATTCAAAATCACCAGGAGTAAAACTTCTATAAATTACAGTAGCTTTATCTGAACCAAATATAATAGATTCAGCAGATGTTGAAGGTAAATCTGTGACTATAATACCTGTAACTTTAGATTTTGTATTGTTATTATACATTGTATTAATGTCTTCTTTCTTATTACCTAATTTATCTACAAATGGTATAAATACTAATTCAGGAGAAAAATCACCTGCTTTAATTTTTTTAGATAAAGTTGTTACTATATCTTTATATCGTGTATCAGCACTTTCCCAAAAAGATGCATTATCTTTTTTAACTGATATAGGATAATTTTTATTAGCTTTAATAATAATATCAGCTTTTTTACCTCCAGACACATCATATCCTACCCCTACTACTTCTTTAACATTATTAATTTTTAATGTTTTATTTGGAGATTTAAATACTATATTTTTAGCACCTTCATCTATATAATTATTAATTTCATTAAATAAAATATCTTCATTTTCAGTACCAGCAGATGCTCTACCTTGTAAATTTGAAGGTTTTAATAAAAATAAAATACCATTGTACTCAATAGCTCCTATAGATGAACCCTTAGCATTAGGATTATATCTAAAATCAGGAATTTTTATAATTTTTTCCAAGTAATTGTAACGTTCAGAACCAGGCACTAATATTTTATAACGCGTCGATGATTCTTTAGTAAAATCAGAATCAGTTAAATTTAGTTTCTCTTTAAGAATTTCTATCGCTTTTTTAGCCTCTACTTCTGAGGATTTACTAGTTATGACTTTTTCTCCTATTAAATCTTCTAATATATTTTCTAACAATAAAATATCCTGTTCATTGTTCATGTCAGGATATCCTTTAGGAAATTTATATGAGTATTTTTTAAAAAATGTATCGAATGGGTTCATAATATTATTATTTATATCCTAAATTATCTAAAGATTGTTTAATTTTTTGCATAATAGTGGATTTACTTATTTTATATTTACCATCTTCCTCTCCATCTGATGGTTGGAATCCTAATGTTTTAAACCAATTTTCAAAAGCTCCAGATAACTCAGCTGTTGTGTTTATTACTTTAGCTTTAGATTTAACAATAGATGAAGAGGATTGAGCTTTATCTAAATTTTTTACATCTGAAGGGATATTTGTTTTTGTGGTAGTATTTCCTTTAAAGACTGGTTCTTCTTTGATAATTTTTTGTAATTCTTCTCTGATAATATCTTTTAATTGTTGTGTTTTCATTTTATTTTCTTTTATACCAGTTATTGTTCTACCTTGATATTTTCCTTTAAGATAATCAACTAATTTTTGATTCATGTTAAAGTCGTCTTCTAATGGTTTAGAATTAGATTCAGATTCTATAGATTGTGACATAGCTTCCATAAACCCATTTTCTACAGCATCATCAATTATTCTAGACATATCATCATCTATATCTAATTTATCTAACCATGTATTTGTTTTTTTAGTATCAGGTTTTGATACAGCTGTTTTAAGAAAATCAAATGCTGTTTTAGCGTTTGAAGCTCCAGGTATAAGTCCTAACACTTGGTCTAAAGCAAATTCTTTACCTTTGGATATAATCTTTTCCCCACGTTGCTTAAGTTTAATATTATTTATAAGTTTCTTTAAATCGCCGTATGTTTCTAAATTTGTTGCCATATTTTATTATGCTTCTGCTGGTATTTCTTCTGGTTTCTCTTCAGTTGCTGGTGCTCCTTCTTCTCCTGGTATTCCTTCCTCTTCTGGTGTTTTTATAGGCTCACCTTCTTCTGGTTCTACTTCTTTACCACCATAATACAACATTCTTGATAAAGAATCACAAGCTGCTTCTTCTTCACCTATATTAAGTAAGTAATATTTTTTACCTTCAATTTGAGCTATCCAACTTTTTGGTGAGTATATTAAATAAAACATCTCATCATTAGTTAATATAACTCGGAATGTTAAAGGTTTAGGTGCTACCCACTGTATATCAGATATGAATGGTTCATAATCTGGTGAAAGTAATGTTTCTATAGCTTCTTTTAAAGGAGGAAAGTTTTGAAAAATAGGGAACTTCTCTATTTTTGGAGGCACATTAACGTCGACATCAGTGTCAGTGTCAACATCAGTGTCAACATCAATATCGTCTATAGAATTACTAGAAGCAGGTTTGTACGCCTGCTTAACTAGTATTTTTATTTTTTCTTTAAGTTCGTCTTTGGTCATTTTAATTACCCTTTTAATTTAGACATGATGGTTTCGGCCATTGATTTTTGTTTTGCGGTTGGTCCAGAACCTCCACCTTTTGATTTGTATGATGCTACAGCACCTGCTATTGCTTTAGATGCTTTTTCAGATTTACCTTGTTTTTTAATTTTATTAACTAAGGTTTTATATGATTCTTCCATTTTACCTCCAGGTATTTTTTTAGACCAGTAGCCTTTAGGTAAACCTTCTTCTAAACCACGTTCTTTTCTTAAAGTATATTCATCATGTTCTATTTGATCTTGAGTCATTTTGTCCATGTAGACTTCTTTAAATTCAGGAAAGCTGTTAACTTCTTCACCATATAATTCAATTGTTTCATCTTCTGTATTAATACGAATGTCACCTGTTTGGTAACCCATGTCTAAAATAAGTGTACTATAGTTTTTACCAATAGCAGTTCCACCAGTAATTCTAGCTCTTACCTTTTCAGCCCAACCTGCTACTTTGTTAACTAAAGAAGATACACCTCTCTCTTTAGCGAATTTTTTAATATTGTCAGGAACATAAGCTTCATCTAACATACTTTCAGATAAACCACCTTTAAGATTTGTAACTACAGTTTCTAAATCTCCTTTTAACATATCAAAAGCACGTAATAAACCTTTTTTATCAGTTTCTGGTATATTTGAGTTGTTTGATGTGTTTTTATGTAATGTAGTAAGTGATTTTACTACTTCTTCTACTTTTTTAGCTAAAGATTCATTACTAGATAATTGAGCTTCATTTAATTCACCACCAAACATAGTCTCATAATCAGACATTGTTAATGTTTTACCATTATTACTTAATGATATTGCTTTTTCAGCAACGTCATGTAAGTCCATATCTGATTGAGCGTCTTCACGAGCAAATTCCATCATACGAATGAATAATGGAACGTCCATCGTAATTGTATCTATAGGATTTTCTGATTTACGTTTTGAGATATATTCTTTTGAATTAATTCTTTCAGGTACAGGTTTTGAAAGAGCTAATTGAATCATTTCTTTAATTTTATTCTTATCCATGTTGTATGTATTATTTAATTAGCCCATGTTATCTGCATTAGCAACATGTTCGCGAGTAAAGAATGTAATAGTATTGCCAACTTGTGTTAATAATTTTTCATCGCCTAATTCTTCAGCAGCGTCTTGTAGTTGGTTAAGTAAATCTTGGATTTCAGTTACCTTTGGATCGTCATTTCCAACCATTTTTTCATCTGTTACATCAACATCTTCTACTTCAATATCTTCTACTTCTTCTTCGTCTTTTTTAGCTTCATCTAATGGATCATATAAATCAACATCGTTCATTTCCGCTAAAATCATTTCACGTATTTTTTCTCTTAGTGATTTTTGCTTTTGACTTTCACGTATTGTTCTTTTTAAACCTTCTTCCATACCCATTTCTTTTTCACTCATTCCACGCAAAAGTTCTGACACTTTAGATATATAATCTGATGGCCAATCTTCGTCAATAAATAAATTTGTCATAACAACTTTTTCCATTCCTGCTTCTTTCATCATTTTAGAAGCATACATTAAAGCTTTACTTTCAAATTCTCTAGGACTTAAATCTTTAGATGATTTTAATTCTTGTCCATGTTTACCAACAACAGCTTTTGCTAATTCAATTGGATCACGGAAATTATTTTTATCACCAGCTTTTTTACCCATTTCATATTCATATGATGCTACACCTTCTCTCATATCACCCTCATCACTCATCATATCTGTAACCTTCATCATTATATCTTCTGTTTCTTCATCAGATAAACTATATATGTCTTTTATATAATCTCTTCTATCTGTACTTGTTGATGATGACATTTTACTAAAGTGATTATATACATCATTAGCTACAGATTCTAAATCTGTACCACCCATGTTTTCGTTCATGTTATCACTCATCATATCTGTAACTTTCATCATTACTGTTTCTGTATCATCATCAGATAAACCCAATGATTTTATATATTTTCTTCTATCTGTACTTGTTGATGATGATTTCTTACTAAAGTAATCATATACATCACTAGCGGTAGAGTCTAAATCTGTACCCCCCATGTTTTCTGTTAAAAGTCCTGCAAGTTTTTGCATTCTACTGAATTCTTTGTTCATTTTTTATGGTTTTATTTATTATAAATATGTTAAAGTTCCGGTTTCGGCGATTTGTTATGTTTTAATTTTTTTGATTTAGGTTGATCGATAACTGGTTCTTCTAATGGTTGTTCAAATTCAATTTCAACTAACGGTTCATCAACAATTACTGGTTCTTCAGGAACAACTACATCCTCAACAACAGGTTGAATCGGATTACGTTGTACTATTATTTCATCCCTTGTAACTGGTGATTTAATAGGTGATGAATAGTATGATTTAGGTTTTAAGAATGGAACCGGTGATTTCATTTTTTCTTATTATTTAAATAGTCAGTTAATAATGTACCTATAACACCTACTTTTTGACGTAAAAATATCCAATTTTCTTTGTTCATTTTATATTCATTTTCAGTAAATGATATGCCCATAATTCCTATCAAATGGTTATCTAAACTATATAAGCCAACCATGTAAAATGATTTAGTATCATATTCTGTTGAAAATGTTTCTAAGTCATATTTTTCATTACCGTCATTAAAACTTAAAATAGATAATTCACTATCTTTGTATATTTTACCTAACGCTTTAGGAAATAAAGATACTGGAATGTTCTGGAATGTATGTTGAGTTGATATTGTGTTTGGAGTTACTTTCTCATAGAAGAATGAAAATTTTTGAATAGATTTACCTGTTGGATAAAAATGACCACCATTATGAAATTGAGCAATCCATATTCGATTGCAATTCAATTCATCCATCATTGTATCTAATTGAGTGTCTACTAATTCGTTTAACTCAATAGCGTCTTGTATTGGTGTTTTAGTAGATTTTGCTTTAAATTTATTTCTTACCCACTCAACTAATACTGGTCCTAGCACAGCTGTTATAAATGCTATTATGATTGGGGCAATGACTTCTAATTTTGTAAATTCCATTATTTTTTCAAACTTTGTAAATATTTAATTGTATCTTCTCGATTTTGCAACAACATTTTTTTACCATTACCAACCCAACTTTCAACTTCACCTGACTCTGTAATGAATTTATCGTTTTCCTCTAATGTTTCGTCACTCCAAATCATAAATTCTTGCGTTAAAGAATCTATATCCGAGTTAATAATATTTTTTTCGTATTCTTCCCACAACCCTTGTTTTCTTATTTCAGATTCAAAGTCAACTTGACAATTAAAACAACGTTTGTACATAATCCAGAAACGTTTATCTAAATGTGGTTTCATTAAATTGTTACATTCTGAACAAAATAATGGGAGATGAAGTTCTTTTTTAGCTTTATCTAATTTAGTTATGTTTTGTTTAATACCATTTTGTATAGTCCATTTACGACCATTATCTTCCCACACGTCTCCTTCACTGTGAGATTCTTCTTTTTTTGTATAACCAACTCCAATAACTGTTTTGTCACCTTGTTTTCCGGTCATTAAGTTACGTAGACGTTGTACGTCACGTTGTTGGAATTCTTTTTTTAAAACTGTATCTGCCATATTATTTTAATATAATAAACAACGCACTAATAGCTAATAAAGCTGTTAATCCTGTTCTTTTAATTATTTTATTTTCAATCTTAAGTCGTTTATTTTTAGACTCTATCTCTTTGATATTTAAAACATATGTCTTTTCTTTCTCGCCGTATAATAAAATTTGTTTTTCATATAATCCTACCTTAGTTTCATAACTTCTAATAACATTATCCTTCATACTTGAGGATTGTTCTGTTAAATTAAGTAAGTCTTTAGTAGATATTAATTCTACTTTCGCTCTATCTCCATCAACTAAATCTAATGTTATTTGTCTAGCGATAGGGATTGGAAGTTTAATGTAATTAGTGTCCGTAACGGTTTGTGAAAAAGCTGTCAAGCTGAGCGTTAGAATACTGAGTAACGATATAATATATTTTGTCATGTTTTTCTTTTAATTTATTTATATTTGCTTTATTAACTTCAATTATTTTATCTAAGTAAACGATACTGTCTTTATATACCATAATAGTATCATCTTGTTTTTTATGAATAGAATCAATCTTAACTAATTCAATGTTTAGACTGTCTATTGTTTTTTTGTAACCATTAGTGTGGTCTCGTTCATCTCGAACTACCATATTAATTAACCATAACCCAACTATAATAACTGCTACAACTATTGTTTTACCATAATTTATTTTCATATTAAATAATTTTATATATTTCTTCGCGAATAATTTTTCTAAGTTCAGACTTAGCGATAGTTTCTTTAAGTGGTACTTTAGTATCTTTATTATATGATTTTAATATACCTCGACCCATCATTTGGTTTTTGATTTTACCAGCCATAGTAGTTTCATTTTCACCCCCAAGTTCAAGTTTTATTTCGTTTGGTTTAAGTAATGGAATGAATTTTATAGTTGTTTCTTTTTTATTATTTTGATCTATTACCTTCAAACCATCAATGTTTTTTTCAATGATTTTTTTAGTTTCAGGATCCATAAATTTACGTTTCTCTGATGTTGTTTCTGTTTTATAGAACTTATTGTTTTTAAACCAATCTTTTATATTTTCTATAATTTCTACTAAATCGTCTTCAGATTTTGCTACAATTCTTTTAAATCCCATATTTTTATTTGTTTTTAATATTATCTTCCCAATTTCTTAACATCATGTTTCCTAATTTATATGCTTCCTCTTCAATTTCAGGCAATGCTCCATCTTCATTTGTATTAGTAGTATTAATATTATTTAATCTATTTTCTAAATTTTGAACATGATGAACCATCTCATGAGCATATGAACGTAATATATCTTTAGGATGACGATTTAAAGTATACAATGTGATTGATTTTTCTAACGGGTTATAATATGCCGTTTTTCCTAATAATTCACCTGCATTTTCTTTATCATTATCTATAAATTTTAATTTAGGTAATGGTGATATATTCATTTCATTATCCAACATGTATTTAGTTAAAGATACGATCCCATTTTGGAGATTCCAAGCTTTATTTGATTTAGGTGTATTATCATGTCCGCATTTATGGCAAATATATAAATCATCACCACCATCTTTAATGGACCAATGCCAACCACAGTTATCACAAATTACTTCAGTATCAGTTACTACTTCTTGTAATTTTTTTTGACCGGCTAATGTTTGGATATATTCTTTAGCGTTAATACCATCAGGTAACATAGATTTTATTGCTTGAATATCTTTATCTACCATTGCTTTTCTTAAATTAGTAGCACTGATATTTTCATCACCTAATGAAATTGCACCACCGTTAAATACTTCAGCATTCATGTAACGAGGATCTTTACCTATATTTCTGTATCTTTCTTCATCACCCTTACCATATACTGCTATATAGTGGTTGTTTGGATTTGATTCAATAGTATCTAAAACATATTTTACTGGTGATCCTTGGATAATTTTGATATCTAATCCTCCACCTAATAATTCATTATATAATTCCCAAATTGCTTTACTTTGTTCAGCAGTAATACCTTCAACTTCTTTACCAGATATTAGTATTTCTACTTTATCTGCTTTATTAAGTAATTGTTTAGCCACTTCAAAATGACCTTTATGTGGTGGTTTGAATTTACCTGGATATAATGCAATTGATTCTTTTGTGATTTCTTCGTTTATAATACCAGATATTAAACTTTGGACTAAACTATTGTGTTTTCCTTCCAACGTAGCAACAGTATCTAATGCCATCTGTTTGTTGTCTCCTTTTGGGGTGTTAACTTCTCCAGACTTAATAGACACCATGGATTTAAATATACCTTTAATTCTATTTTTAGATCTTGGGTTTTTTAATTTTTTTAAGTCAGAAACTAAATCTTTAAATGATTGATCAATGTTATAATCAGCGAGTAATTTTTTTACATCTCCCCAATTACTTGATTTCCAAACATCTGTTCTTTCAAGTTGTTTATAGTCTTCTCCTAAAGTAACTATTCTTAAAGTTAAACCAGCAGATGATAAATTAAATTCATATTCTTGATTTGGTTCTAAAGCAGGTATATTTTTTATACCCATTCTAGCAATTACTTTATTTGGATCTTCTTCTAAAGTAACTACTTTAACTAATCCTAAAATTAAACCTTGGATTTCTGCTGGATAATCTAGGAATGTTTTTTTAAAATCACCTTCTTCTTCTGATAGAGCAATGATGTTGTCAATCTGTACAAATTCACCAGGCATTCCGCTTATTGGGTATAGTATTGTAACAATCTCACCAGTGTTCATGGTTTTCTTACCCGCGTACTTTTCACTTTTAAAAGGAACTATCACATCATCTGGGAGTGATTCTAAATATTTGGCAAGTTCTTTTTTAAATATTTTTTTATCTTTTCCTTCAAAAGAAGCAATTAAATCTATGTCGCCAAAATCTTGTTTGTCCGAAGTATTATATGAACCTGATACTTTAGCTGATTTGAAGCCAGGGACTTTACTTAAAACTTTATCAATATATTCTTTAACTGTTTTTTCAACAGCTGATCTTGGTATTCTATTTCCTCCTGCTGATCCTGACATTATGCTGTTTTATATTTTGTTAAATTAGAATTGTCTGGTAAAAATTTACCCTTAAGTCCTAGACGAGATTGATTAGCGATCCAATAGTCTTGAATGTCATTTGGAATATCAGCTCTTGTTGAGTCTAATATTTTAAGATATGTGTCTAATATTTGGTTTAATTCACCTTCAGATAAATTCTTTTTTAAAGAATTCATTAATTCAAAATAGTCATTTAGTACATCTTGAGATAAATTAAGGTTATATCCTTTATTTAATACATCTAGTGCTTCTTTAGGGGTAGTAGCAACTACATCTCCTGTTGCTTTATCTTTAACACCAGTACCATGATTAAAAGTTAAACCTAATGCTTGGAACATAGACAACATTAGTTGTGTTCTATGTAAACCTTTAACATTATCTTTATATGTGTTTGAATAGTAACTAAAGTTTAGCCAATCTAAATTACCTACATTAATGTCTATTTGTACCGATTTGTCATCTAATGCTTTTCCATTCTCGTCATATTGGGGGAAAGTGCAAAATATAGATCCACCACCCGCTGCTTTTAAGTCTGTGTCTATAAATTGTGATTTTTCTTCAATATTAATGGCGATTAATTCTAACATAGCTCTTAATTTACTTTGAGCTTCAGTCGCTGATCTTGAACGTTTTCTTATTTTTTCATATAAAGCTTCAAATTCTGCTTCATCTATATTCCAATTGTCTAACAATGGTGTACCATCTTTGGTCATAAACTGATCAACATCCATACCCAAATCAATGTCCCCTGATTCGTCTTTTTTACCAACAGAACCTAATGTGTTAAATTTGAAATCTACTTTTGGATATATTTTTTTTAATTCAGATGTAAATTTTAATAAAGTTGGTTTAATATATTCTTTCTTAATACTAGATGTAGTGCCGAATACATTACCCCCTTCTGTTATTACAGTTTTTAAAATTTTAATTAAAGAAATCATTCTAGTGGTTTAATATAAATATTGCTAGTTACATTCCTATTTGAATTTCAGTTGGAAAATCATTTGATGTTGGTTTAGGGTCTGGATTTTCTAGTTTGTATAATTCGTGTATATATCCAAACAGTTTAAAATTTTCCTTAATAGTGCGGGTTGGTTCGTATATTTCCCATCCTTTACCTTGCATTTTTTCTCCTTTTTTATCGGCTTTATGTTTTGGAGATTTCAACCAAATAATACCTACACGTTCAATTTTTTCTTCATACAATTCGTTCCATGCTTGAGCATACGCTGATAGTTGTAAATCATGACTTGTATGTAATGAGTTTGATGTTTTAATATCTAATAACCATTTTTCACCGTTTATTTCAACTACTAAATCACATGTTCCCGCAAACATATATTTGTCTGAGAATAGATGGGCTTCGCTTTCTATTAATGTTGGTTTATATGTAGACCAAAATTCATGGAATTTTAAAATCATCTGCCATACAAACATCGAGTACTGTGAAAATCCTCTATCATCAATTAATGATATTTTTTCGCCTAAAAGATACCGTTCAACAGCATCGTGTACTTGTGTACCTTCATCCGCTGCTTTTCTCATTATAATATCTGAATTATGTCCTACATCTTTTAACCAGGTTTCAAAGAATTTATTTTTAGGCATATATTGCAAAATACTAGTAACGGATGGGTAGTATTTATCATGTCTGGTGTAATATCTATTATCCATTATTGTTACTCTTTTAGAAGAGTCATCAATTTCTAATAGTCGTTTAACGTGTTTTTTATTAACGTTTACATTTTTTTCTATCATAACATAAGTTTTTTATATAACAAGTCTGAGAATTTTAATGGTTCAGTATCTTGTATAATGTGTGTAAAATGTTTGAATCCCATATCTGATGGATCCTTATCTTGCATATCAATTAGATATACTTCTTTGTTTTCGTTCATGAGTTGTTGGCAAAATTCTAATGCTTTCTTTTGAGCGTCTTTATCTAATGCTATGTAAATCTTTTCAACAGATGACATAACAATACGTTTCATAAGATTAGATTGAATATTTTTACCAAGTAATGGAATGGCATTACGTTTTATAGCTATAGCATCAAATGGTCCTTCACATAATACTAATGGTAAATCCCAATTTATAAAAAATTCAAACGGAATAATATTACGAGATGAATTTGGATTTTTATATTTTATTGGATTGTCTTTTTCAAAACTACGTGCTGTAAAATAATTTAACACACCATTCTCATCATATGATGGTACTATTATTCGGTTAGCATAAGTTCCAGACTCACAGTATCCTAAATTATATTTTATAATATCATCCTCACTAATACCTCGTTTTTTAAGGTAAACCATAGCGTGTTTAGCTATAACTGAAGTATTTGAGTTTAATAATGATTTAAATTCTTTAGGTAAATGTACTTTGTCAGTTACAGTGGGTGTAATATCATGTACATCAACTTTAAGGTATGATTTTAGCTCTGCTATTTTTTCCTTTGGTGCATCACATCTTTTAAGGAGTGATATAAGATTTCTTCCTTTTATTCCGTTCTTTTCATTACCACACACCCAACATTGATATTTAGATGTATTTATATTTACTTCAAGTTTATTTTTTAATGGTTGACAACCATTAGGACATCTAAAGGCATGATTATTTCCTGACGTTTTTCTACCTGGTCCTAAAATTTGAATTAAAACATTCAATATGAACTCTTTATTTATATTTCCATTTATATCCATAAGCTGTTTTTTGTTTTTCTCTACAACAGGCTCCTATATTATTACTTTTAGCAAAACTATTATAATAAAATTCCGCTTCTTTAATACTATTCCATTCTCTAATAAGAATATTGTTTAAAGTATATTGTATAATAGAAGATGATGGTTTCCCTACATTTCCTTGATCCCATGTTATTTTTCTTCCTTTTAATTTTTTAGATATTTTTTCACCAAAATCATGTGGTACAATTTTATTTTGTAAAGATTTTTTTAAATTAATTTTATGTTCATCACTAAATGGTTTTTTTATTCCTTTATGTGCTTTACTAATTTTTTCTCTTGTGGATTTAGTTACCTCATGGGTTATGCAACCTCCACCTCCGTTATTTTTATTTTCTAGTTTAAAACCCCAACTTTTAAACAAACATATGTAATACTTTTCCCAAAATATCCACTCTTTAGTAGGTATTTCATCTATTACTTCTAAATATACTTTTGTTTTTAAAATATTTTTATGAGTATTTAATCTACTATTATCTTCTCGTATAGTTTTACCCACATAAAAAGGAATGTTATCCCCTTCATGTAAATAATAAATATAAGTAGCTTGATTTACCATACTCTACAATATAATACCCTATATTTGGGGAGCCAAGTCTTTCGGGAAAAACTTTCCTAATATATTATTATTTACCCAACGTTCACTATCAGATAATACGTTATTATCAAATAGGTATTTAGTTTCATAATATGTTAGTTCCTTAGATGATTTACATAAACGTAACACAATACGAGTTAGTTTATCTGTGGGGGTTGTTTTGACCCATTGTTTAACTTCATCTGCTGAGCCGTAATATGTTTTCCAGTCAGATTCTTTAACTATTTTCTTTTTAGAGGGAACACGACCACGTTGAGTAGGCAGGGCAGCTAATTCTTTTTTACCTAATTTTTTGTTTTGGGTGTGTTTAAATATTTTTTTACCTATATATTGGCGATTTGTTTCTAAATTGGTTGTTAGGTAAACATAACCGTAGTACTCGTCTGTGTTGAAATCTGGATTGTTTATTAGATCTTCAACATAGGTACATTTTTCTATTTGAACCATATTACATGTCTAAATTTATTAATATTGTTGTATCTGTTGTAGCGCTGGTTGGTAATGGTTGAGATAATTTACCTACAGCTAATAGATTTTGAGCCTCATCATATAAACCAACAGTTGATACATAAGGAGCCCATTGTGAACTTGTTGTATAAGAATATACTGAACCACTTGTGTCGTATTGAAGTGTTGGATTTAATGTGTAGTTAAATTCATTTTCCCTAAATGTACATTTATATTGCGTTTCATATATCATGTAAGAAGAAGAAAATGAACATGTTACATTTGATGAAACAATTGAACCAGATGCTAAACCTTGATCTGTTATAGTAATCATACCATGTGGATAAAATACATTTCCCACTATAGCACTACCTGATTTTAAATTACCTTCACCGTCGTCTGTAAGTGTATAAATACTACCCGAAGTAAAAGAATATTTAAATGAATTTGGTAATATATAATCTCCAAATAATCGAGATGGAACTGATATTACTCCAACAAATTGATTAGATCCGGTTGGAAATGATTTAGCAAACGTTAATGTAGTTTGATTGTAAGTGTAATATAATCCTGGGGATGGAGATGTGCCTGTTATTACATCACTACCTGTATTTACTCCAGGGATTATACTAGATGTATTTAAAGTATCACCATAACTAGAACTTAAATAATTACCATAATATAATTGTTTTATTGAATCATACACTAACTCTTGATCTTGAGTTGATATATATCCTGTTGTTGGGTTTGAACCAGATATAAAGGGTCTTGAATTTATATTCTTACCCAAAAATCTGTCTATACCAACAGTAGGAGCAATCATACCAGAACCACTAAAAGTAAACGATTTGTTTACTTCGAATGGTGTCACTATGACATCAGATGCTAAGAGTTGTTTAAATGCTATCATTCTCTAAAAATCAAGCTTAATCCTTACAAGTGCTTCTTTTGTGAAATTTTTAAGTAATGGTCTAGATAATTTAGCTACAGCTAGTAATTCATTTGTATCATTATATAATCCAATTGTAGTAATATATGTTTGTGGATTATTGATAAAATAAGGATATAATACTTCACCAGTTGAACCCGAAATATAAGATGGATTTTCTGAATAATTGTATTCTGAGCTTCTAGGTCTTACAAAGATATAATCTGATGTTATAGTTTCTTGACTATTGATTGAGAAATTTGCTGCACCACTTATAGCTTGATACATACTCACATTAGGTGGAGTTATAGGAGCTGATGAACCAGTTGATGACCCACTATATCTAAATCCTATACCTCCACTTACTGCAAAATCAGCTAATGCTAAAGGATTTAAGATAATAGAGCCAATATCAGGTAATAACCAACCATATGAACCAGAATTTGCTGAATATCCATCTGCTGTATTACGAGTACCAATAGTTGCTTTAACACCTTGAGAACCAGTTATAAGTTGAAATACTCTACCAGCTTCAGTGTATTGAACGGCTGTAACGTAATTGCTATTATCTGTTAAAGTTATTGAACCAGAACTACCTGATAAGGTTAGGGCTAATGAACCTAAAAATAAAGATTCTTTATATCGTGTTCTATCAAATGTTAAAGCATAAAATTGAGATGATGTTATTGTTCCAAATGTAAAATTTACATTTTCATTACCAATAACTAAATCTTGCCACTGTCCAAAAATAGTACCTGTAGGAGATTTACCGTTAACTGCGTTGTTATAGTTAGCACTACCACTACCATTTTCATTACCATAAGCTATGGCAAATTGAATAGACGCAGCAGCATCTGTAGATGCAGTTTGATATACGTTTAAGTAAAAATCACCTGACGAACCAGCTTCTTGAGTTGATGATGTAAAAAATCTAGTTAATGTTGGGCTCCCATTTGACCATAATGTTGCTGATATAGCGTCAGAACTTACTACAAAATCTTCAGGGGCTAAAGGACTAAATGCCATGTTTATATATTTTTATTTTTATAATATTTTAAGATACTTTTGTTACAGTTACAGGGATTGTTGCTCTAGCACCACTATCTCTACCAATTATAGTTAATGTAGTATATAATGCAGTATTGGAACCAAACAACGTGTTTACTGTAGTTGCACGTAAGTTTATAGTAGCACCAACTACTGTTTTAGATACACTTGTACCCAATGTTGTAGTTGTATTTAAAGCTGTAGCTGCCGGAGTATTAATACCAACACCTTCAAATGTTTGCATTGTTCTAACATCACCTATCATAGCAGTGTATCCACTTGTTTCAAATGTATTTCCACCTAAGTAATTTAATGTTTGAGGAGTAATAGCTAATGATTCTCCTTGTTTTAAACTAACTACAGGTGGTATCGCTAATATAGGTAATTTAGCTGTACCACGAGGCAATGTAACTAATTTATATTTCATTGTTTGAGTTTCTTGAGGAAAAGCCTCAAGTAAAGGCATGTTATCTATAGCTTCTCCATAGTATGCAGAACCTGAAGGATGGTTTGGATTGTATAATGTATAATCGATTTCATCGTCTGCTAATGCGAATTGTGTTATACGAAACGTTCCGTTATTTTGAGCCATAAGTTGACGACCCGTAGTTGTTAAGATAGCATCTACTGTTACAATAGTGTTATTTAAATATCCCATTTTAATTGTTTGTTTATTATAAATATATTAAGTTAAGGTTTATTACCGTATTTTTTTTAAGAATATAATTTATGTTGGTTTATTACCATATGTTTTAAGAATATAGTCTATATTTTGAGTTATCACCTGTTTAGGGTATTGTGATAATATATAACCCTTTCCAGCACCTGCAAAATTTGTACTAGGAGGACCAAATATAGTTAAGCCATTTGTTGGGTATTGAGCTTTAGTGATTAAAAAACCAGTAGTAGCTAGGCTAGATGATCGCCCTATAGGTATACTAGAGTTACTTCCAGAGAAAAAAGAATCCACATCATATATTCCTGAACCTGTTTTTAAAATTAGAAATCCAAGTTGAGGATTACCAAAAATCACACTTTCAATTTCAAATGGATAACCATATTGTGCTATATTTATGCTTCCACTAACTATATTTAGCAGTCCAGTATCTGGGGAGGTAGAAGTTCCGCTACCACTATATAAACTAAGAAACCATTTTTCTCCTTGAGATAAGCTAGATGAAATAATATTTAAAGATGCTGATGTTGTTTCAGTACTTTGATTTGATTGGGATAAATATCCATTCTGAGTTATATATGATGGCCACATTCCAATATCATCAATGTTATTAAAGAGAATTAATGGAGAGCCCTCAAGTGCCCAATTTCGATGGAAATTTCCTATTAATGTTCCTGCAGAAACAGCGCCAAAAACTTTAGGTATAGAGTTAGAACCAAAGTAATAAGTCGCACTAGGTAATAATAATGACGGGTATGTTATATTAAGTTGAGTAGGTAATGTTGGAGAGTTGGTATATTGATATTGGAATGCTGGTGAACCAGATGGGAATGTTTTTTCTAAAATATCATAATATATATCAGTTCCTGGTTTGATAATAGCAACATCATCTCTAGTATCACCTACTAAGTAAATATTACCCATACTTAATCCACCACCGTTAACGTTTTCAGGATATCCAGGGCCACCCCAATTCATTTCATATATACAGCTATCTAACCATTGTATTACTACATTACCTGGAGAAGATCTTTCAAGTATTCTTCTAGAATTTAGATTATTAGAAGTAGGAGATATTGAGTCTCCAGGCCAAGATCCTGTATAACCATATATTGAAGATGAGCCGCTAACGTAGCTAGTTGGACTTGTATATGTGTTTATATTTATAGCATTTTGTTGTTTACCAACATATCTTCCACTTATTTGAGAATAATATGAATAGTTCCATGGTTGCACTTGAGCACGAGATGCGTTACCACTTAATATAGCTGCTTGATTTTGGGCTACTATTTGACCATCATTAAAATCAACGTCCATATACAATGAATTAATATTATTCACATCAACATTATTTTGAATAACATTACAATCACTATTATAAAAATTGTAACTAGTGTATGGTTCAAGTACAACTATGTCGTAGTTTGAGGATTCAGGAGCGACTGGTTGGGCAATGATTAAACTAGAGGTAAATCGTGTTATTGGTACAGCGGCTGTTTTTTGCAGAAAAAATCCATATGTTTCTCCTATTATAGGATTAAATGGAATGCTCATAGTACCACTAATAACCCCACTACCATTTGGATTGAATAGTTGGTATGATATTGTAGATAATGGTTCATTATCGTAATTTACTGTTGCAAATAATAATCCTACTGAGTAACTAGAAGTCATAATTACTGAATTTGTGATACTAAGTGCAATATTTGGGACATTTCCTAATGTGTATGTACCAGGAAATGCGTCTAAATAGTTTAAAGAATTTGTACTAGAAGATACTTGATAATTGTATATAAAATTATCTAATGGGTTGGATATTGTAGGGAAAAAGGTATTTGAACTAGCGGATACTCTATAATCTAATATTTCTTGATCAGCAGATGAAGTTATATTTAGTGGAAATATAGTATAAAGATAATATGTTGAATATTCTGCTATAGAAGCTACATTATATTGTACTGGATTGGGTATATCAGAAAACTTAATTCTAATATCAGTTAGATCTTGTAATTCAATTGAATTATCTACGCTACCACTATCTTGTTTAGCGATTTTAATATATTTTACTCCTTCTGTATATACTGGTGTATTAGGCATATTTGTTATTTATTATTGAGCATTATTGTTATTACCACCATTATAATTTATATTACCACCATTGGTATAAGTTGGTGAAGTATAAGTTGGTGAATTAAAACTTCCTGAATCCCAATATAAATATATCTCACCTGGATTAGGTGCTGTATTTGGGTTAAGAAATACGTTAAGAGAATTATTTGAACCTGAAAGTTGAGTTGATTTATAGAAAATAGGTTTGTATAGAGTTTCTATTGTATTAGCTCTCAAATATATCTCACAATCTGGGTCGGTTAGATTACCATTTGAAACTGTAATTACCGAACCACTAAGTTCACCATTGAAAAATTCATCTTGGTTTGATTGAGTAAATACTACATTACCAACTAAACTAGGTGTAGTACCACTCCAACTTTGAGTAATATTAACATATAAGTTAGTAGATGCAGTTCCATTAAATTCAGGCATTACTCCACCAGAGCTACCGGTTACTTGTTCAATAGGAAATGATTCGTAATCTGTAGATGATGTGTAAATTCTTTGACCATCTAACATTCCAGGTATACCTCGTATTGAACCTGTTATTGTTATATCTTCAAATACATTAGGACTATTCCACGCCGGGGTACTACCACTACCATAAACAGATTGAGTTGTATATAAATCCATTTGTGGGGTTGGGTAACGATTACGTTCTAATAAATGTTGTTTGATTACAACACCTGATGCTAAAGCAGTATGTGCAGGAACAAAATCTTGAAGCATCTTAAATAAAGAGTTATCAAAGAACTTGATAAGTCTTACATAATCCCAAATATTATAATTTGATGTATATTTTTCAAAATATTTGTCACGTAATATATTTAAATCCGTGTAACTAGTGTTTCTAGACGGTATATAACGTGGATCACCAATATAATCACCCATATTAAAATATCCAAATGTATCGTTAATATCATCGTTTATTTCGTTTTGAGGTGAGAATGCTACTTCAACATAATCAACATTATTAGTATAAGAACTACTTATTGATGGTTGTTGTTGGACTGATATGAATGGTGATAAAACTTTATTATCAGGTATGTTACTATCACTTCCAGTATATGGTAATACTGTATTTTTATTTTGTATTTTTTCTGATACAGCATTTTGTATACCTGCAGGTACTTGGTCATAAAAGAATGTTTCTGTATTAGAGACAAATTGTCCATCTGTTAAATTTATACTAGCAGTACTAGTAAATACAAAAGATGATGTTGTTGTCCAAGAACCAGTAATTTTAGGATGAACAGATGTACTACCTGTATATAGTTCTCCACCTAATGGTAATCTAAAAGCTAAATAATCATATCCATTTCCAACTCCATTCCCTTCAATAGAGTATGGGTTCATGATATAATCTTTAATACTAGATTCGTTTAATGCTAAATTTCCATAATAACGTACTTCTTGTAATGAACCAGATAATGGTTTATAATTAATTGAATTATATGTTGAGGAAGATGGTAAAAATGATGATGTTACAGCATTTGTCCATCCAGAAAAACCACCTAAAGAATAAGTATATGATGCGGACGCATAATATCCTAATTTATTTCCGTCGTATCCATCATATTGAATATTACCAGCATATATTGTAGCAGTTGTACTTGTAACTGTTAACGTTACTGACCACCAATCTTCATTTAAAAAAGGTAAATATAATGTTGGGGTAAGTGCAGGAAGACTTGGTCCAAAAAATTTTAACTCTGCATATTGATTGTAAGGGTCAGGTATTGAACCAGCCCATGAACCACTAGTTAAGCCAGATCCAGTATAATTTAATACTACACATGGTTTATCAATCCCATTATCTAAACACCATAATGTTGTTTTAGTGTTAGTAAAAATATCTTCAGTATTTGCTACTTTAAATCTAAATTGTACTACAGTTGGTCTATTATTATTAACAATAGAATTCCAGTTTGAGTTAAGTTGAAAATTTGTTCTTACAGCAGGAGCGGTAGGAGATGAGGATGTGTAATTATAAGCATAATTATATTCATCTTGCCAGTAATCCCAAGTGTTAGAATCTTTATCTTTACCCCCAAATTCATTTATACGTAAAATGGTATCAGGTATACCATATGATGTTATTAAAGTACGTAAACCTTCAGGTGTACCTTTTTTCTTTAAAAGATATGGTAAATTGTGATATATTCGTTTGTAAGTCTCAGCATTAATATCAAATGTAGGATCCAATGAACCTGTACTTGAGGCTGTAACGTAAGTGTTAATATAATCTAAAAAAGAACCTGTTGGAACAGGTAATGATCCTGTTGTGAAAGGTAAATTATATAAACTACCTGAAGGTGTTATACCTAATAATGCTGAGTATAGATCGTCTGTTGAAAAGTTGTTTTGGTATATTTTGATTCCTAAATCTCTTAAAACATCTGCTACTAAATCTTTAGATACACCATAATCAACACGATTATCAGCATTATATTTATTTGTTACATCTTTTACATATACCCAAACACTATCAAAGTTTTGACCAATCATATCAACAAATAACATATATTGATCATTATTTGAATCATCCGTTAAATATGATGGTATAGCGTTTATTAAACGATTATTATTTTGTGAATCATAATCTTCAGCAACTATTGATTGTGATGCTAAAAATGCTAAACCATTAACTGAGTTAGGGGAAGAATTTATATAAGGATATGTAGAGTTAGTTTTAGGCCATGCTGTGCTTCCTGATTCGTAGTATAGGTAGTATTCATATCCATCAAATCCTGTTATAATTTCATCTATTTTATTTGACCAAATATTACTACTATTTATTATATAAGAGTTCGTTGTACTTGTGATTAAGTTAGCATTTGATTGATATTGGTCAATTAAAGATAATTTATAATAAAAATTTTCTAACCGTGTTTTAGCTGAAGAAAAAAAGACGAATTCAGAATAATCTGAATAATCTATGTTTATTTCTAAACCTTTTTCTGCTAATATACTATTAATTTGGTATTGTAAACTACCTGTTCCTGCAATAGATGTATTTGAAGTTAAACTATTATACGTAACATATGGGGTAGAATTATTGATTTGATCTTTAATAGCTATGTTAGTGTTAGGACCTCTAAGATAAATATTTTGATCTAATTCATCAAATGTTTGAATAATATTAATATTGTAAGCAACCGGTTCAGCTATAGATTCTACTATCCAACATTGTGATTGAATGTTAAAATTATTAGGTAAAGGTTCATATAGTTTAATTAATACTGTTGGATCATTTGGGTTAGTAGTAACATCTAATAAAATATTATTAGCAATAATAAGATTATTATTATCAAAATCAAGATAAAAATCTATAAATGTACCACTAGAATTTCTATAATTTATAAAATCACCTACACTTGTTATTACTTCACCATTAGGAATAGCAGTTGTATTAAGTCTAAGTTCAGTTCTATCTGAACTGATTTGATCTATATAGTAACGATTAAGAGGACTTGAACCTGCTCTATTTCTTAAAAAATTATATAATGTATTATAATTTCCTTCAGTATAACCTTGAGTTTTTAAATCATTTTCAGGATCTATAAAAAGATTATTATTTAATAAAGTAAATTGTAGATATCCAATAGTATTTGAAAATAATATATTATTATTTAAATCATATATGAAATATTCTATATGATCCGTAGTTGAATCAAAATTCTCAAACGTATCTGTTGTAGAGATGAGATTAATATCATCTGGAGTGTAAGTTTGGAGTTCAAATGTTACTGCGTCTAAACTCTGTATGTTAACAATTTCGGCCATATTTTATATATTTGTTAAGTCTAAGACGTTTTGTTGTAAATCAAAATTTTCTTGTCTTAATTGGTTTATTTCTTCAAGGAGTGATTGTATTAATTCATCATTTTCATTTGATGTTTCTCCAATATATTCAGTACTTGTCTTTACAAGATACTCATGGGAATTGACTTCTCCAAATTTAGGTATAGTAAAGAATAATTGTTGATAGTATGTAAAGAATTGTTGTACAGATATAGGTTGATCTGCTGCTGTATTTATAGTAGGTTGGGTAAGTTGGCTAAAAGATGTGTCAATTACTTTTTCATAAGAACTCTTATTAAATGATGGTTTTGATATTATTATTTGATCTGCCATTATCCATTAATTATTTTAAAACTATAATTATCATTATATACTATTGTTGAATTATTGATTGTGGTTTTAATTAAAACAGTATAATATCTTTCAGTTTGTAACCCATTCATATTTAAATCAAAATAACTACCACTAGCGTCAGCATTAAGTTGAGTAAATTGATTATCAAAATTTATAACAAATTCATTTGTATCTAAATCTTTAATAGCCCAATATGATGCTGTAGGTAAATAATAATTTTGAGTATAAACGGATGATGTTTGCCATAATTGTGGTGGATATTCTGGTCTAGAATTTATTCTAAATCTATTAACACTACCTGAGTAGAAATAACCTGGGTTTTGGGCTAATGTTACTACAGCTGGGAGTGTGTTGAGTATTGTTAATGTTGAAGATCCAGTATTCCATGTATAATCTCTCCATTTAAATTCTAATTGTGGAGGATATATTGTATTAGTATCAACTGAAAAGAATTTAAGTTCAGGTTGAACATTGATATTATTTACAAATTCAGTTGCAGGGGATAATTTTATTATAAATCCATCATCTGAAATTGCTCCTGTATATTGTGCTCTTATAATATTAGAAACATTTAAATTGACATCTTTATCACTAGAATAACTAAATATTTGTGATGCTGTTATAGGATATAGATTAGAATTAAACCAAGCAACATTAGATCCTGTCCACCAGTTTCCTCCACCAGCTTGAGCATAATTAAGATTAAATGATCCTGTAGTATTAGCAGGATAATTTGATGTTAACCATGCGTTAGAACCTGAATAGCTTCGCCATATCCAGCTAGTTCCATTAGTCACTTCAGGTTCATCTAAATATTTACCTGTACCCATACCCCAATTTCCATATACAGGAAAACAATCAATTTGGGTATCTAATGCTAGTCCCGTTTCAGTAGAAATAAAACAATTTAAAGTAGCAGTCCAAGATGATGTATTCATCAATTGAGCTGAGCTACTGATGCCCATCTTATTTTCTATGATATCATCAATTTCATCTTGTGAAAATTGGATAAGAAATCTACTTACTTGTGGGTTACTGTTATTTTCAGTTGCTATTTGAGTTTGAGTAGATTCAATAATTTCATCCAACCCAGTATTCATTTGGGGAAACATAGAATACAGAGTAGCATCTTTGCTAGGAAATATTTTATATACGGCCATTATTTTTGATTATAAATATTATAGTGGTACTACTTTACCTTGTATGTCTTGATTTAAATATTTAACTTCGAATATAGATGGATCAAGTGAAGGATATACTACATTTGCTGACGTAGCTCCTTTAATATCATAAGCATAAGGGCTATATCCTAAATATTCTCCAACTAAATTTGTTATTTCAATATTCTTAACAGTTTGAACACCTGGTATTTTATCTAATAAGATATATAATTCTCTTAATATTATAGGTTGATTAATTTGCCAATTATCTATAGCAAAATATACTTTTAAAGCGTCAATACATTTAATCAATACTTCATTATTATTATAATCAGGTAATATTATTATTTCAAAATTTATACCTATATTAATTATAAATCCATCTTTAATATTAACAGCATCACCAATCATTCTATATTGAGATAAATATGTTGTTAAATTTTGCTTTAAAGCATCTGAACATGTACGTAATGTTTTATCAGTATTGTAACTTAAAGTGTACAAATCTAATACTGAATTAGATTCTCCAGAGGATATTAAGGCATCACGTTTAGTTGGTTCAATATATGCTTTAGCTATAACACCATATTTAGCAGGCATAGATAATGCTCTTACTAAATAATCATCTTGAGTCACATTACGTAATTGTGATGCAAAATTCGCCATAGAATTTTGTCTAATTTCTTCAATTGTATCCCCATCACCTCCTCCGTCAGCAGCAAATGGATTTGTAACAGCTAATGAATTAAATATAGTTGTAGCTGTTGGAGCATATAAATTAGAATTTAAAAATGTAGGGGTTGAATTTAATTTATTTAAAACATTAGCATTAACATTTGACGTAACACCACCACCTGTTAAATATCTTACAGTTAATGTTGTATTAGACGGTGCAATACCATATGTTTTTGTAAATAAGAAATTAGATGGAGAATAAGCAGTTGTAAGTTTTGTTTTTTCAAATGGTAAACCTATACCAACGTTATTTGGGTTTGGAGTTATTTCTTCATCAGAATCATTTACAGTACCTGCACCAAACTGAAATTGTAGTGTTGTTGAGTTTATGAAACGTGTTACAAATCGACGTTGTTGTTTTTCTAATTTAAGAAGATAAGGCGCGTTACCTTGATCAATGTAAAAATTAGGGTCATTAGGATTAGTATTTTTAACAGAGTTATAAACCATCTCTTGCCCTAAATGGTCTACTTCATACCATTGATTGCCATTACTATCAAATACATCTAATATACCTACAATATTACTATCATTTAAATCAACAGTCGCGAATTTTTGTGGGTTACCAAAACTAAATGTTGTTGTATTGATAGTTGATGATATTGCTTTTCTTGTTTTTTTAAGTAAGAAATAAGTCGGAACATTTCCAGCTATAGAATATATAGTTACTTCTGTTGGATCTTGAGATGATGATACAGTAAAGTCTACTGGATCTTCAACCAGAAATGTTGTTGTTATATTTGTTGATGTTGATGATACTGTGGAATTAGTTGGTACAACTAAAGCATAATTATAATCAGGTACATATTGACCTCCTGAATTTATTGATGGAACTTGTTGATAAAAATCAATTTCTGTTACTGCTACTTGTGTTACATTTGGTTTGTATCCAAACATATAAGCTAACTCAAATAAATTATTTGTTTGACGAGCATATTGTAAGAAATTTTCTTGGAATTGATTATCAAGGTAAAAAGATAAAACATCACCAACATAAGCTGCCATCTCCATAAACATCATACCAGGAGATGTAGGACTAAAGTCATTATATGTTGTTGGAAAATACGTTTGAGCATAATTTATTAAACTGGCTCTTAATTCAGTAAAATTCTTATTTATGTATTTTATATCTTTTTTAGTATTGTTATTTGTAGCCATTATTGGAAGGTTATTTGTACTTGGTCTGAAATTCCTGTGTCTATGATATTATATTTTAAAACTATTGTAACTTCATTATTATCAGTATCTGATTCTATATTTAGAGATGCTACAAAAACATTAGGAAAATACAAAGCTATTTTTGATTGTATATCTTGCTTAAGTTCGTCTAAATTACCACTAGAAATTTGTTCAAAAATAAATGCTCTTAAATTAGCTCCAAATGTTGGATTTAAATATATTTCACTAGTATTAGTTAAAAAATAATTAAGTAAATTATTTCTAACAGCATCTTTAGTAGTATATGTAGAAAAAAATACCGCAGGGGCATTAAATGGAATACTCACTCCAACAGCCGTTCCCGGCTGTGTATCAATAGGAAATATTTTTTTAGGTCCGAATGCCATTATCTATTCATTAAACCCATTATTTGATCTAATCCTAATTCACCTTCAGGTAATTTTCCATTTACAGGATCAACAGGTCCAGCTGATCTAAATGGTATATTTTCAGTTGATGCCATCCCTCCGTTTTGCATGTCTTCAAGTATATTACCAAACATTGCTCTACGTTCAGATGGAGTTAATTGTTTAGATGGTTGGGTATTTGATTGTGTATTAAAAGGTTGTACATTTTCTGTAACTACATTTTTTGGAGCTTTAACAGCTTCAAGTAAGATATCACGTAATTCTTCTTGAATTACTTCTTTTACTGATTCTTTAATGATTTTTTTAAATTTGGTAATATCCATATGTTATAAATATTGGGTTTAATAAGCTTTTAAATTATCTCTATCAATTATTAACTTAAGTTCATTAATTAATATTAAATCTTGTGTTGTGAATGATAGTTCGGTTTGTACTAATATAATACCACTTTGATTTTTCCCCACAGCTCTTCTACGATTTACTGTTGGAGTGTATGGTACTTCTTCAATTTCTATTAAGAATCCAGCATATGTAACTTGATTAATTGTATTATCTGCTTGAGTTTGTTGAGCTGCTATAGATATTAAATCATTTGAAATTGGTGTTAAACCGGGGAATACTGGAGCGTTTGGTGGGGTATTAGATACATTACCTGCTAAATCAGGAGCACATTGTTTTAATTTAATATCTAAAGCTGATAATATTCCTACTATCTGTTGTATATATAGGTTCACTAATGATATTGCGAGTGATGCAGATGCTATTGAATTAGCAATTTTAGGTAAACGTGGTGTGCCATCTTTTTCAAATGTTGATTTATTTATTATAGTTTCTAAATCACTTAACGTTGAAGTAACAATACCAGGAACACCAGGAGGACTAGGTACAGTTTTAACAGCTAATGATGCCGCTGTTTTTGTAGTTTTTAAAGTATCTATAACTGTTTGACTTAAACTAAGAAATGTATTTAACCCAGTTAATGCTAATGTAAGTGTATTTAATTGTTTACCAACAATATTTAAAGATGTTACTAAACTATTTCGAGTGGCAATAAGTTCTTTAATAGTAGAATCATTTGGATTTGGACAACCATCAGCAAATACTGTTTCCAATATTGTAACTATTTGTTTAGGAAGTTCACTAAATCTAAATGATCCAAAATTTGATAATTGGGCACGTAAGTTATCTTCAACAATTTGTAAAGTTACAGGTATTGCTTCTTTTTTAGCAGTTAATGTTTTTATTAATATTTCTATTTCTGATCCTTTAACACCATTTTTTATTTTTTCATTTAAAGCATCAATTTGATCTTGAATTTTTTGTTGCTCTTTTGGTATTTTTTGTTTTAATTTTTTAATCTCATTTTCTACTATTTGGGTAATAAATTTTCTAACAATATCAATAGCAATAGGTATTAATTGTATTACTATTTTTTTACCTAAAGCTGTTATAGCTTTACTCAACTTAGCATTACCTTTAGCTTTTAATGATTCTGGGGTTGAATTTTCAATAGCAGGTAAATCAACATCTACAATTTTAGTATTATCACTTTTAATTTGCTCCGCTTCTTTTTTTCTTGTATTTTCTATATCTAATGGGGTTGGTACTTTTTCACCAATACTATCTAGGGGTGGGGTAGAAGGGAGGGGAGGAATAACTTCAATGATAGTAAATGTTTTATCTATTTTTTCTTTTGAAAAAGCCTCTATGATCTTCTCTAGCATACCATTTGCTAGTTTTTCATAATCTTCATTAGATATAGGTTCATTTGGAGATGTATCGTCAAATTCATTGGTAAGAGTTGTACCTGCTAAATTAGCATATTCATATGTATCCACGCTTTGTAAAAAAGCATCAACACCTTCTGTTGAGTTGATACTGTCGTTTCTTTCAGGAGGAGAATTGGGAAAAGTCGTGGTTACTTTTATTATAGATCCTTCTATGGTGAAAGTAATTTCCTGTCTATAATTTCTTTCATTTGTAGATATTGGATTTGATATACCAATTATGTAAATAGGTGTAGAAGTTATACGGTTTTGAGTAGGAGTATTTAATTCTGGGGTTGTGTTATTAAGTTTCTTAATAAGACTTATATTTTGACTAGCTGTACCCGTATAATTTTGTATACCTCTTTCTTCAGCTAGTTTTTTCCTATTTGTAAAAGAAGAATCTATTCCTTTAGATTTAAGTAAATCAATAATACTTGTGGAATTTGAAAAAGATGCCATTATACTGTTTTTACATATTTTGATTTAATATTATCTAAATTAGTACTTAATTGAGATAATGTTGTAGTTAATTGGGACGCAACAGCATTTAATGGAGCTAAAGGAGTACCAGCAGGTACACCTACTAATGTACTACATATTTGCGTAAAAGATTGTAAATTTTGTACTAATGTTTTCAATAATGAGACTGTTGTGTCCCCTAATAGTACTGATTCTGTAGCATTTTTAGAACCTAAATAAACATTAGTTGATTGTATTATAGTATCCGGAGCATCGATATTAACTGATGAGACTGCATTTAAATTAATAGATTTTTTAGAACTTAATAATATATGATCCTGGGTAGTATTGAATATTAGTCGTCCTGAATTTAGGATAATTTGTGGGTTATCTTTATATTCTTTAGGGTTGGTAGGTGGATCTGTTTTATAACTTACATAACTAGTACTTGATGCTTCTAATAGAATTTTTTGTGTGCTAGTACTATATATTGAAGATAAATCTTTATTTATATCCTCAGTAATAGGTATCCACCCCTCATCACCAGATGATGGAGATTGCCCATTACGTAATATTATTATTGGATCACCATTAATACCAATAGTTGACCAATTATTTTGTATGCCATTAACTGTTGAACCAAGTCTTATACTATTTCCCCATCTTCCTTCCTGTATGATATCTCCCTCAAATGGAAGTAATGGGTGAATATTTGAGCGTTCTATGAATGTTTGTCCTAAATATATTTCAGTACTTTGATCAGTAACACGTCTAACACTACCTACTGTGGTTTGAGTATAATCTTTTATTTGTGAAGGTGGAGTGACATTTGAGTATTCAGGATAGGCATTATGGTGTGGGTGATTCCATAATGAAACAACATTAACATAATAAGAACGAGTAGCATTCCATGTTAATCCAATTCCTGTACTAGGTAATGTAATTAAAAATACTATTTCATTTACTAAAGGATAATTTTTAATATTAGGTTGTAAAGGATAAGCTACTGAAAGTTTATTTGATAAGCCAGAAGGTGTAGACACATATTCAAATTCTATAGCTCCTAATGAATTCCATTCACCTAATTCTATAAATTTTGGATGAGCCTCATTAAGTATTATACTTTTAACACGAACCGGAATAAATTGAGGAGGAGCTATAACCCCAGGCTGTTGATTAGTCTGATTATTAACAAATGCATTTAATCCGTATTGTCCCATTAGTTATTTTCTGTGTGGATTTTTTGTATTTCTGTTAATAATTGAGCTTTTTCTTCTTCAGATATACCATAATCACTAGCGTCAACTGATGATGAGTTTAATATTCTTTGAATAATAGTAGACATTTTGATAAGTTGTTCATCGTTTTTTACACCTATCTCCATATACTCTTTAATTAATGGTACTATTAAGGTAGCATCACCTATATCATTAATCAATGGTTTTAATTCAGATATTAAAGCAGATATTTGTTTTTCTTTCTTCTTTTGGTTATCGTATATCTCTTCTAAAATATCGCTAAATTTTTTCTTACTAAATACTATATTATCTAATGCACTCATGTGTATAAATTTATTATAAATATGTAACTTAAAAATTTGTATATCCCTCTTCTAAATAAAATAAATATTTTTTCTTAAAAATACTATATAATTTATCTGCTACTTTGGTAATTTTTGATGTTTTTACATCAATAATCTCACGAATATATATGTAAAGTGCTTTTTTATTGAATATATCTAAACTATTTCGTTTGCGGAATAACTCTAAAATGGCATCAGCTGTTTGAGCCTCGATATCTTTAGGGAACAATTCAAATATATTATTTGTACAATACTCAACATATTTATCTATAAAAAATGATAAATTAGTACTAATCACAGATGATTTTACATCATCTAATTGATATGAAAATTTTTCATCTTCTTCAATAGAAGCTATAGGTACTTTTTCTACTTGTTTTTTATAGTTATTTTGATTAGATAATATCAAGTAACGTTTAGCTATAGTTCCAAAGTAAGAAAACGCCTTAGTACCTTTACTTTGATCATATAAATGAATTTTACTGAGTAGAAATATGATTACTTCATGTTGAAGGTCAGTAATATTATCTACTTCAGTATAGTAGAATTTAAATGTGTGTATTATATTTTCAGTTAATTTGAAAAAAGCAGGATGAATTCGTTCATTATATATTTTATTACGCTCTTCTTCATCAGTACTCGCCACATATTCTACAATAGCATTTTCTGTGTCTTGTGTAAAATAAACATTAGACTTTTTCTTTTTCTTCTTTACTACAACTTCTTCTACCATTATATATTTTTAATATTAAATTTATTCAATACTTCTTGTATTGATAATAATTGCTCAAAAAAGAAACCTACCTCATCATCACTTTTAAATGAACCTTTAGAATCTACTTCTTTAAGTCTTTTATCAGAATGTTCTATAATATCTGTTATTTTATTTAAATAAGACATATATCCACCTAAAATTTTAGATTGATTTTCAATCATGTCTTCTAATTTTTCATTCTTACGTAATAAATTAAAAGTAGTGTAACTTAAAATTAAAATTAACGCGATTAAAACGTATGTTAGTACCATTATATATTATTTAATAAGTTTTTAAGACCTTCAGATTTCATATTTCCTAAAACCTTAGTTTTAGCGGCTTTAGTATTTGGTTTATTTGAATTATTTGAACCTAATGAGAAATTAGTTTTTACATCTTTTGTTTCTCCTTTAAATTTAGGGAACCATTCACGTTCAAATTCTATTTTAGCAGCCAATAAATCAGCCTGGTGTACGATATGTACTAATGCTGTTCTAACTTTAGTTTCTGGAGCCCATGACATAAGATATGGTTTATTTGATTCATCATATAACCCATCATGTAATTTAATAGCTAACCATTCATTTTTAGTGTAGTTAATCCCATGTGAATTTAATAAAAATAAACCTCTATCTGGAACGGACATAAATTCAAGTTTATTATTGAATGTATAATCTTCACCTAATTTATCTTTACGCCATTGGTCTGTTTGAGGAATATATGACTCATTATTTTCATCTCCCATTTTACCTAAATCGTGATTCATAGCTGAGAATACTAATTCTTCAACAGTGTAATTTTGTTCTGCTCCAAATTCTACCCATATTGAGTTAATTTTAAGTGCGGCTTCAATAACACGATTAACATGTTCAATATATCCTCCTGGAAATGCGTTATGGTATTCTTTCTTATGGGCGGCTGGCATTATGATAATTCGTTCCGAATATTGTTCATAAAATGCTTTTAATTTAGATGCCCTAGGTTCTGAGATGTATGTATCTATATAGCCTATAAATTTATTCCAGTTCTCTTGGATTTGTTCTGCTGTTAATTTCATAACTTTTATTTTTATTTATTAATAAGATGAGTTTATTTCATTTGCTGATCTAGGTTCATATTCAATGAATGCCTTAATTTCATCAACTAATTCTTTTAGTTCGGCTGTAGTTTGTAAAAACATTTCACCATCACCTCCTCTTTTAACTAAGAAATCTAGTTTACCTAAACCCGATTCCACTTTTTCTAATTTTCGTCTAATTATTTCACGATTTACCATATATTGTATTTTAAATTTTATATTAAATGTTCTATTCTCTCCCCTCTTATCTCACCTCATTTCCTATCCTCTCTCTTATTATCCTAATTCCCTTAAATCCGTAATTAGAAAATACGATTTCTTTTTTATACCTCCAAATTCTCCTGGGAGAGCTTTAAAATTTCTTTTATAACCGCACATTTTTCATATTCTTCATATTTGATAAAAAAGTTCATGGCTGAGGTTAAGTTATTGACTAGGTAACTTTGCTTAAATTTAATCAGCAAAGCATTTCTATGATCATCATTATTTAAATCCAGCATTTCTATAAATGAATATGCCCGACTATAAACAATAATATCACCTGCCTCTATCAACAATCCAGGGTCATAATGTTCATCATGTTTAAACATTAATTCAAGCTGGTGGTTAAATACATTATTATTTTGTATCAATTTTTCAAACATACTAATCCAAAACAACGGAGTCTCATATAATTCAATAATAGTGTTGTCATTTTCAGATAATGGCTTATCTCCGTTTTTATGATCGAATAATGCGAATAATTTATCTACATCCATGTCTATAAATATATATTAAAAAAAGCACCAACGGTTATGTTGGTGCCTTAAATTGTTCAAAAAAATCTACTAATCAGCGCAACAGCTAGTGTCAGCTTTAACAACATGTGTTGTATCAGTATTGTCAACACAAGTTGAATCAATTACTGTTTCTGTAGAAACTGTAGTGTTTGTCTCTTCAGAGTTACAAGAAACTGCGAACATGGTAGCGATTGCAATCGCTGTAAAAATTGTTTTTTTCATTTTGTTTGTTTTTATTTATTAATTAATATTTACTAACTTTGGGCAATTAAGGCTTATAGTAGGTGGTACATTTTCTACCATTTAACCTATTCGTGAGTACCTGTTAAGTACCTTAATTCCAACCCCTTTATATTTTCAATAATTTTAATTTCATTTATTATATTATAAATATACGACCCTAATTTCAGATAACCAAATTTTTCTAAATATATTTTTGTCCTATTTGTTTAACAATATCTATCGCTTCATTGATGGGTAATTTAAAAAATTCTCTATTATTGCTCACCCGGTACATATCTAAAGATTTATGAATTTCATTTTCTAAAAATTCACCTTCATGACACTTAAATGCAAATTCAATTACAAACGGTGTAGGTACTCCAGTAGTCGATGATATTTGTCTAGCACGTTCTTCTGGTGTTAATTTAGTATGACCTATCTTAACCATATCTGGCATTGAAGTATTAGATAAAACATATATCCAATATTTACCCTCACCTGTTCTAACCAATGGATGTTTTTTACGGTTAGTGTAATAAAACACATCATCCCATTCCTCCCATCCTTCTTCAAGACACTGAACACGTGTAAAATATTCGGCGGGGTATCCTAAAACATCATCATCTACATTGATATATTCTTTAGCTTCTTCTGGTGTTATATATTTCGGCTTCTTCTGAATGTATTTCATTTTTATTTACAAATATTATTTCTATAATGAATATCTCTATGACAATTAGAACAAACTATAATACAATTTTCCAATTCTTTAAGAATTTTATTTTGTTTAGTTTCAAAAGCAGCGGTTCCTGATATAGAATATGTTGAAATATTCATTGTTTTTTTAGAAGGATCTAGATGGTGAAAATCTAACACCCATGATCTTTTTTCATCACACATTGAACATTTTTTCTTCAATGTTGAAACCCATTCTTTTGTTTTTAGATTATTTTCTTTTTCATTTTTTGATTGACATTGTTTACATATACCTGAATGTTTATCTTTATTTGATTTATTTTTATAAAATTCAGCTAGTTCTTTTTGTTCTTTACATTGAAAGCATTTTTTCATATTTTATTATTTCTAATAAATATGTTAGAGAAATAGGCTCTAACAAAATTAAGTGGACCTTGTAGGACTTGAACCTACGACCTTCACATTATGAGTGTGCTGCTACTAACCAACTGAGCTAAAGGTCCTGTATTTATTAGTTAGCGTATTCTAAAGCTAAATCATATAATTTCTCGTTTAAAACCATATCTTGGTTGAAATTTTTAATTTTACGAGCTTTACGATTCTTACCAGCGTATGAATAATTAAACATACCATGTACTAATTTCTCTTGAAGTACATTAAAAATACTCCATAAATCATCTCCTTTATCTTCATTACGAGTTGGTGTTAATAAACCGTTAATATCAACACTTATGTTAGATAATTCATCTTCTGAGAAACGAACCGATAATGCTTTGGTTGCTAATTCTTCTGCTTGTTTTTGATTTAATTTTTTAGATTTAAATTTGTTCATTGACTCAACTGTCAATGGCAATCTTTCAACTATTTGTTTAATAGTATCTTGAAGTGTTTCAAAATCATAACCATAATGGCGAATTTTCATATTTTCAAATTCTTGAGTTGATACTACTAATCCGTTTTCACAAATCATTCTAAATAACCCTGCAGTAAATGTAAATGCATTTTTACCGTCATGGCTATTTGTTAATAAAATTTGTGGATAAACTGTATCACCATCATCACCATTGATGACTATATCGTTATTACGGAATACAACTAAATGTTTTTGATAACCAATTTGCTTACGAGCTTTAACTTCCTTAGCATCGATTACATTCCATCCTAATAATGCCATATCCTCAACAATTTGATTGGTTGGGATGTGTGAATATTTTTCTGATGTTGAATCCGCACCTTGTGCTGTAAATACTGATGGTGCAATTGTTTTAATTTGTTCTTGACTTAAGAATTCTTTACCTTTAATGTTTAACATAACCTTTATATTTTTTGTTTAATTAAAGATACGACCCCAATTTCAGGTAACCAAATTTTTCTCAACAAATTTCATCAATTATTCCGTAAACTAGCGCATCTTCAGCGCTCATATACCAATCTCTATGTTCTTTCTTAACAATATCTAACTGTTTTTTAGTTAAATTGGTACATTCTAATATGATAGAGTCATATATATCCATAATTCGTTTACCTTCTTCAACTTCACGTTTATGTGATGATAACTTTTCATCATTTAAAGACCATAATATTTCATGATACATGAAGGTACTATGTTTACTAGCGCTACGTTTATGTCCTGAAGCCATTATAATAAACCCCATTGATAAAGCAGCACCATAACATACTGTGTGTATTGGAGTAATACTATCTTTAATAGCGTCTACAACACCAAAACCCCGGTATATATCACCGCCATACGAGTTAACGATAATAGTTATTGGTTCTCGTTTACTCTCAGTTTTTTCCGCGTCTAAATAGTTGATTTCGTGTATGAATTGTATGATATCGTTAGCATTTTCTTCGTCAATATCACCTAAGGTTATAATACGGTTGTCTTGATATCTATAAGAATTATGCGCTGATTTTTTCATAGTATTTAATTCATACTAATAAATATAGGCTAATTCTAGATTATTGGGTTAATTATTCGTACATCCGATTCTGTTTCTATTATAACCCTAGCACCACAAGATAGCAGTGGTTTAGCATCATGTCCATCCCCACCATATATTATTCGACTTGGTCCTAGAATCTCAACTTCATTACAGTATGTATTCGTTTTACCTTGTTTAACTGTTATAACAGGTAAATTAGTTCCTTTAGTTTTATTAGAATGTATATTATGTTGATTTACATGTATTCTTGTTTTCATAACCTATTTTTAATTTAATTGTTAGATATACCTAATTGAATTACATCATCTGGGTACTTATTCCATATTTTAAATACTCGTTGAATAAACGGAATATTTTTCCAATCTTTAACTCCGTTAGGTGTTTCAGCATCATAGTACAGATTTTTATATTTTATCCACACATGTCCAAATGGTGATTCTTCTGTACCCCAATCAGTTCCCCATAATTCAGCACCCGGATATTCTTCTCTAAATTTTTCAGCAAACACATCACAAAACCCAGTATTACATACTTCAGGTGTAAACTCTTCCCAATCTGGTTCGTATAAATCCTGTTCATCACCTGTACGTTTTAATATACGATTCATATCAGCCGCCGTGATATCTTCTCTTAATAAATCAATTAATTTTATCATACTAATAAATATCGATCAATTTGATAATGGTGCTTTAATTATTGGGTGAGATTGATAATTACTTAACTGAATATCCTCTTCTAATAAACATTTGCAGAAGTTGTCATTTTTAAACGATTCAAACACTTTAACAGCATCCAAAGGACCTACACCACACTCACCACCTTCATAAGGCCAAAACTCTGTATTAATGTTTAGTTTAGGTAATTCAAATGGTTCTCTACCAATTTGCTCTTTTGCTTGTTCAATATGGTTATTATACAAGTGCACATCACCTAGATTACCAATTAGTTCATCTGGAACCATATTAACTGAAGTAGCAATCATTTCTAATAATAAACCATAAGATGCAATATTGAATGGTAAACCTAAGAATGTATCTACCGACCTTTGATTCCACATTAAAGAGATTACTCTGGTTGGGATATTTTGTTCATCTGCTTTTTTCATTAACAATTCTAAACCAAAAGCCATTAACCCATCTGCTTGTTCTGTAACATTTGGTAATAATATTTGTAACCGTTCTTTTTCACTCAACTCTCTTGTATAAACTTGAAATCCATAGTGACAAGGTGGTAGTACCATTGAATCTAATTCTCCAACATTCCAAGCTGAAACCATTAATCGTCTTGAGTCTGGGTTTGTTTTAAGGTTGTTTATTAGATTTTGGATTTGGTCTATGCCTGGTTTAAGAACTTTTTTAGGTACATCAATCGTAGCCCATTCACCCCAATTTTTCCATTGTGCCCCATAAATTTTTCCCAAATCCCCAAACTTCTTAGCAAACTCATCATCGGTTTTGATACGTTCGATGAACTCATCCATCGTATCAGGCCAATCACCTTTATATTCATTTGTCTTACTGATGTAATTCTTAAAAGCGTCACCATTCCAAATGTTACAACCATTATCAACTAAGAATTTAATATTAGTATCACCACGTAAGAACCATAATAATTCAACTACCATAGTTTTCCATGCCATCTTCTTAGTTGTAAGTAATGGAAATCCTTCACTCATTTTGTGACGTATTTGTCTACCGAATACTGAAGTGGTACCTGTACCTGTTCTGTCTTGTTTTGTAATACCGTTATCCAAGATATCTTGAAGTAGGTCTGTGTATTGTTTATCTAATTTATTATTCATAACTCTTTATTGTTTATTCTATATATGTTATTGTTGTTTATTAATTGAGGGTTTATTTCTAATATATTAACAATAGCGTGTACAATCTCTTTTGGACTAAATGAAGTCTTCCAATCACACTCTTCAGATACTTCATCTACCCATTGCATGTAGAGTTTATATAATTCATCTTTGTCTATTTCAAGACGTTCGAAGGCACCGTCTGGGCCTATTTGAAAGTCGTCTGAGATGTATGGTGGGTTGTCTTTATTTACTTTATTCATTATTTAAATTTTCAATTAATTTTGCAATTCTATTTTTACCTTTCTCATTAATAGGGATTGGATTTCCTTCTTCATCAATTCTAACAAATCTTATGTTAGTCTTTAATACAACAATTTGATTGCCTGTATACACATTGTGTGCTCGAGCCTCCATATACAACGTTAATGATGTATTACCTAATTTATTAGGATATCCATAAATCTTTAATAACTGGCCTTCTTTTGCTGGTTTCTCAAAATAGCATTTATCAATAGACACAGTTACCATTCTTGGACTATCACATAATTGCATTGAATAACCAGCAGCTGCTGAATCAATCCATGCTAGTAGTTTTCCTCCAAATAAATTTCCATGAAATCCTAAGTCAGATTTTTTGATTGGGTGTGTATTTAGTAATTCCATCATTTATTTATTTTAACAACCTGTACCAGGTATTCTATGATCAGTATAATTATGATAAGTTATCCAACCTTTTTCTATCAACTCTCCAACGAGTGCTTTTAATTCTGTAACCCCATCCATATCCATCACCTCTAACGCCTCATTTATAGATGTTCTATCATTGTCATAAATTCCACGTAACCAACTAGTATTATCCCAATCGTCTATTTTCCAAGGTTTATCTGTTCGTTTATCTGTAAATTTGATATTTATGCAATCAGAATAAAATTCAACCTTGTCATAGTCCCTATATATTCGTGTTACTTCAAAACAGTATTTACTATTTTCATATACACAACCCTCAAAATGGGTTAAATCTAATTTTACAGGTGGAGTAGTAATTAATTCTTTAACGTACCACTCTCCATTTACTTGTATTCTATCTTCCATTTTACTTAATTTTAAAAGTTCCGTTGTAATTCCTTTTTCTATTTGTTTAATTTGTTCAAGTATCTCTTTCATACTTAAATCAGGTTTTAGCATTTCACTTTTTATCCATTCAACTACTGTTTGCTCATCCTCCATTTTATATATTATTTTAATTAACTAAATGCTTACCAAACCCCCAATACATCAATACTTATATACGCTTTTTTCTACCACGTTTACCGCCTTTACTAGCCTCCATTTTAGCTAAACGCTTGGCT